ATCAGCGTTGACTTCGATTACACTCTAACGAGCAACGACCGGAAGTCGGCATACGGAACCATCATCGGAAATTATTCCAACGTCCTTGATGACTGGAGATCTGAGCGAGCCATCATCGGAAGCGGTCGCCTGGAGTATGTAGAAATAGAGGAGCCTTAGATGATTCTTCGTACAGCATTCAACGCACTAACAAAACTCCACTCGCGCCAGGCTACTTTAAAAAGACTGGGAAATACCACTATATATTCACCGATTAAAATAACCCCCTCTAACTTTTTCCGATTTTTGAGAGGGCCAGAATATACAACTATTTCCGGACATGAATTTATTATCCCTATAGATAGTATGGCTGGTCATTTCTCTCAAAAACTTTCTTTCGCCGAAATCCCCACACTAGGATTTTTCTCTATACAGTTTGGGGGGAATACAACCGACCAGATTTCTTTCAATGCTACTGCTGTAGACATACAGGACGAATTACGGGATTTGGCCGGACTAACATCTGTTGTAGTCACGGGAAGCTTTGCAACTGGATTTATCATCACGTTTGTCGGATTCGAGGTTCAGCCAGCCCTAGGAATAGTAACAGCATCAACGCTAGACACCGCCACGACGATGGCTCAAACTAGTTTGAAATGGGATGAGTTAATTAAAAAAGGCGACCGCATTATTGATGGGTCGAAACTGTACGCGGTCGATGAGATCGTAGACATGCACGACGTTGGCGCGACCGTAATGGGTTATCGCGTTCGATGTGATTAGGGGACTCGGTGCCAAAGTTTGAAGTTCAACTCTCAGTCGTAGAAAACGGAAGGCGCAGACCAGAGTACACTCTGGACACTGACCTTAACGGAGGGATGACATTAAAAGATCTTCTTGCATGGACTAAGACCGCGCTCATCGTCACATCAGATGAAGTCCTTCGAGAAGAACAAGCACGCGGCTTCGATGAGAAGCCTTTATTGATCGTAGATAACCGACCAGGAAAAGATATTAAGACTGTAAACCCGCTGGGCCAAATTGAATTCGTCTCACGCGCGGATTTCGGGGATATTCTTACCGAAGCATATCTAGGAATTCTAAACCGCTCCAAAGTTTTGACCGGGGCCTACATTCGCTCCCATTATATTTTTTATAACGGCAGCCAAATAGCTAGTGACTTAGGATCGTTGTCAAGTTGGCTTGAAGCTTCCCCTAACTTTAAAAACGGGGATACGATCCGGATTGTCAACATTCAACCCTATGCGCGAAGATTAGAATTACTCGGGGTCACCGCGCAGCGTACACAAAACAAGCGAGAAGATTCTGGGCGCCGGAACAAAAAGAAAACGGGGACCTTGATTAAAATCCCGAACGGAACGTATCAACTCACCTATCGTTCCATCAAAGCAAAATATAAAAGGAATGTGAATATTCGTTTCACGTTCTTGCCCGGTTCTTCACTGGGAATTGTTGGGAGTTTTAAGGCTGGCCGCGCCGGAAGAAATTCTGCTGGTCGACCTTATCTCTACCCGACTTTAGTATTCACCATTTCTGAGAGAGGAATTATCTAATGTCCAGTCTTGCAGTTCGCAACCTTATTAAAGATTTTCTTTACGATGAGTCGGACGAGACCACTATTGATCTCACCGGCCATTTCGAGGACATCCGAGAACTCCTCCACGAAGAAGAAGTTCAACCCGATGCGCCGTGGCTAGGCCTGGAGTTTATTGCCGAGGGGGACGAACCAATCTCTCTTACCGCCAATAATGAACAAGGACTCTACCGAGAAGTTGGTCTGGTCCAGTTGCATATTTGCGCCGTGGGTAGACTTGGGGTCGGGAATGAATTAGTTGAGCGCGGAGATGTCTTGCAAAAGCTTTTTAAAGGCCGCAGAATTGGTGCATTAGTTGTGGAAAGCGTGAGACCAATTAACACGGGGCCTGGAGCCACGTTGGAATTTGAGGCTGGGTATGTTTCGGGGACAGTAACCGTTGCTTATCACTATGACTCTAGTCCGCAGAATGATTAAAATTTAAAGGAGAATCACCATGTCTAGCTCAAATTTAGTTCGTATCGGGTACAAAAAAGAAACTACTTACGGTGTTACTCCCGTTGGTGTAAAGGCTTTTCTCGTCGTTCAAGATCTTACCTACACGGCAGTCAAAGCAGGTGAAGAGGGCAATGACCTGCAAGTCGAGTATCTTGATACTGGAGTGGCTGGTGCAGAAGTTGCGACTCTTCTCACAAATAAAATTTCTGTGTCCATGGATTCCGCATCTTCAACCGCGACACAAGTCCGCGCGGCGATTATTGCAAATGCGGCGATTGTTGCATTGGTAACTTGCACAGTTTCCGGAACCGGATCAAATGCTCAGGTTGCAGTGGCGGCGACGAATCTTGCAACGGGCTCTGGCTCTTTCAAGACTGCGCGTTTCACTCAAGAGCAATACTCTGGAACTCCGCAAACAACTGAATCCCAGCAAATTAGAACCGACCGACAAGGCTCTGGCCAAATCGTGACGGGACTTCAAGTTGAAGGCGGCCACAACTTTGAACTTGCGAAGGAAGGAGCAATCGAAGATTTCCTTGAGTCCGCGATGTTCAATGCTTGGACGACACATTCTTTGCAAAGTTTGAATCTTGAGTTGAATCTAACAACCAAGAAACTTATTCGTACTTCAGGCAGCTTCATTGATGAAGGTGTAAAAGTCGGCCAGTTCATCACGCTTGGCTCTTTCGCAGTTCCAGGAAACAATGTTGTCATCATGGCAAATTTAGTGACGGCACTCGAAGTGACATTCGCGCATCCGACCGGCATGGTCACTGCGGTTTCTGAAGCGGCGACCTACCAAATTTGCGACGAGCTTTCTATAGGTATCACGAAAAAATCTCTGACTGTAGAGAAAACTTTCTTGGATCTAGCCACGAAAGCATTGATATATCGCGGATGCTTGGTGAGCCAGATGGAACTCAACGTGGAGTACGGTTCTCTTGTCTCTGGATCTTTCCAGACGATGGGGAATGGATACGAAGCGGCAGAGGCGGCATCGGAATTTGTTTCTTTTGAGCACTATTTCAAAGTCCCGGCAACAACAAACAGCTTGAATGGGTCCGTCGATATGCCGTTCCTTGCAACCAATGTTACTGGCACTTGGGACCAAGATGCGTTCTGTTTGCAGAACTTGGGCCTCACCCTGAACAACAACCTGACTGTGCAAAACTGTATCGGTCGTATTGCACCGGAAAATTATTCTCCCGGAACAGCGGGAATTCAGGCGACGTTGTCAAGTTATTTGAAAGATGCGAACTGGGGATTGCTTGCGAAAAAACTTTCGCAAGAGGCTTTCTCCATTGGCTTCATGGTTCAGAATGTGGACGGATACTACGGCTTCTACATTCCGGCCTTGCAAGTATCTTTCGATGACCCGCAATCAGGCGGCGCGAATCAAGAGATCTCCATGGACATGCAGGGCACCGCGAAAGTTGGCGCTAACGGCGAATCGGCATTGACGATCTACCGGGCTCCAACTACATAATTCAGGCGGACGTGGGTAGTTCTTAGCTTTTCCCTAATGACGCATCCACACTCACCCAGGTCCTTGACCTGGGTGTTTTAATTTTTGATAAATGATGGTAACAACCTAAGGGGAAAAGCATGAAAACGAATTTAGATAAATTCTTTAAGACCGACGATAAACTCTCTAGTGATGGGGTTGAGTTCGCGCTCGACGACAAAACTTCTTTTATGGTCCGTCACTTCAATGAACAAAACCCGCGAGTGAAAGCAGCGATGGCAACTTACTACAAGCCGCACGCGCGACAAATCGAACTAGGAACTTTGCCGCAACAAAAGGGCACAGAAATCAATCACCGTATTTTTATCGAAGTGTGCCTCGTGTCTTGGACCGGAGTAGAAGATGGGGACGGCCAAGAGATTTCTTACACCAAAGAAAATGCGTTGGCGTTATTCAAACGGCTGCCGCCACTTTTTGATGCACTTTGGAAGCATGCAAATGACTTCCAGAACT